CCAAAGGATTGCTTTAGTGCCGCTGGTATCTGTGAGATTTCTTCAGTAAAAGAAGTGCCTACTGGTTTAAATCCTTGAAATGCTTCAAATGCTACATCAAGAGGTATGTTATTATTTTTTAGTTCGTTGAACTTCGGTTCAGCACTAGCCGCTGCCTCCCAAATAACATCATCTGGGATTCCAGCATCTCGCGCCTCTTTGAGTTTTTCAAGAGACAGATTCATCGCCTATTCAATATAGCGGATGCTTGTTCAAGTAAAGAATTTCTATCTACTGGTTTCGCTGCTTGCGGAATCATTTTAGCTCCTTCTCTTGTTGGGCCACTTGGTGCAATGCGAACAAATGAAGAATCGCTATCTCCAGCCCTCAATTGCCGAATTTTGCTTGGAGAAGTTTGAATGATTTTCAATGCAGCAAGTTGTCCATCAGTAAGCTCTATTACTGGAGTTGTTTCTTTATTCGGATCACTATTCTTTTGATACAATATAGCCTTGCTTGGAACTTTAACTATATCACCATCTTCATTAGTAATTTGTTCTTGGGGGGTTTCTGTATATGTCATATTGAATGCCCCTCCATTTTGTTTCAAAAACTTACCTAGCTTACCTTGGCTTAATTCAGTTGAAGCCGCTATAAATTGCTGTTGGTATTTGTCAATGTCATCCTTGTTGGTTCCGAATGTCATCGAGTCTGATTTTGCGCCAGCGGTAAAAGATTTTACTTCCTCTACAGGAGTAAGAACCAATCCGGTAATATTATCACCAACTGCATCTCGTTGTTCTTTTGTTAGAGGATAGAAATTTTTACCTAACTGTGGTTTAACTTCATTAAACTTTTTATCAGATGGGAATACAACAGACAATTCTTGTCTGAACGCATTCTGTTCTGGCTCTGGCATTGAATTATATTGTTTAGCGAATTCAGCAAATGATAACTCTTGCTCTTTTGAAGGTGGATTATTTGCAGAGTTTAGTAATGCCTTTTTGAATTGTGGCGTTTGTGCGGTTTGAGCTATTGCTTTTACAGCTTGGGATTGTTGCTCCATACTTGGCGCGGGAGCTTGTGCTGGCTGATTTTTAGTAGGCATCTGGCCTTCTGGCCCAACTGGCCCTTCACCTAAAGGGTTGACAAAATCTATATTCTCAGATGGTTGGTCTTGCTGTCCGTCAACAAAATAAACATCTGAAGAATCTGTCATTGTAGGCGTTGGTGCGTTTGGATTAGATGTTCCTAGTGCTGCTGCTGCCCTTTCTCTTGGAGTGAAAATACTCCTGTCGTCACCGCCACCACCACCACTATAGCGATCCCTATATGCTTCTGCTCGGATGTTCCTCGCGTAGTTCTCCGCTGCAAATTGTATCCCCTTTTCAAATGCAGGAATAACATTCTTCATATACGGATTATTCACAACCGCTGGATCAGCCAAGAATGGCATCAGTTTAGAATAAGCCAATCCAGCATCGCCCTCGTTAGCATAAGTCATAGCGTCCTGCATACTCTGCTGGAACATGGGTAGCATCTCTTGCGCTTGCTTCTGTTGCTGACGATCAACTAATACCTTGCTAACATTGTCTCCAATTTTAGCCAAAGAATCTGCCACCCAATCCGTTGATTTGGATGCTCGCTCCGTTCCTGTCATTATGAGTTCTGCGATAGACATAAATTATGATCCTGTAGGGTTGTTCTTTGTTGGCGTTCCGTAGTCAAAGTTTCCAAATCCCGGCGTCGCTCCACCATAAGTTGCAGGGCCATACGCTTGCTCGTAATTAAATCCTCCTGCAAAACCACCGCCACCACCACCATAAGGGTTGCCTCCTATATTCATCCCTTGATTGGCTGCGTTAATCTGCGCCCCAGTAAACAAAGCACCAGAGGTAGCCTTACCAATGTCAGAGACACCTTGGCCGACTGCTTGCTGGGCGGCGTAACTTGCGGCGATGTTTTCTTTATTCGCTCCGTAGATTTGCGTAGCAAGACCAGACTGAGCATTGTAGATGTTAGAGAACATATCAGATGTCAGCTTAGCTTTCTGCAATCCGACTTCTGCCGCCGCTGATTGAAATCCAAGTTGAACCCTACCTACATCAAGCGGGTCTGCTGTAAATGCTTTTGCTAATTGCTGCCAATTCATTGCGGTTCCTTGAACGGATGGCATTGCGGCGAGTCCTCGGCCTTGAATATCAAGTGAAGTCAGTCCAAGGTTTCTTGCCATCTGACCTTGTGCTGCTTGGAATCCACCAGTTCTTCCCGCTGTTGCTGGGTTGAATCCCGCTCCTGCACTCTCGGCAACATTCCGTGTGATCTGGTCTTTGACATCTTGGGGAATATCTCCACGAAGGTAACTGGAAATAACATCCATCGCTTGCCCGATTTGGCCTTGCGCTTGTTGGCGTTGCTGTGCCGCTCCGGGCTGGAATGTTTCAAGTTGCTGACGATAGTAATTAGAAATCTGACCAGCATCGCCGATCATCGCTCCCAAGTTATACTCTGGAGCCTTAACTTCACTAATCATTCCTTGGACTTCTCGCTGTCCTTTAACGAGTCCTTTAGTAGCTTTACTCTGTTGTTTTTTGAACGATTTAGCTGCTGCTCCTTGAGCTTTCTTTGCTCTATCTGCTGCTGACATGGAGATAGCCGCTGATCCAGCCGCCGCTCCTACCGCAACAACACCAGCAGCAATAGCAAATCCGCTGGAGTGAAACATCTGTGGATGTCTATTGTTGCCTAGCGGGTCTGGTAAAAGGAATCTCATTTGATTAGATCGGTTCGGTTATGACGCCACTTCTGCACCCTTGGGTCTTCCTTGGCGATGTGGGGATTAAAGTCTCTAGAAGTGATTGTGTCAATAATTTCGTCTGGATCAGTTAAATCAGTTACATGGCAGGTAGTCCAGATTGTGTCTCTATGGGTGTAGAGCATTCGCCTCGTTCCTGCTTCTGTGATGCCAGTATAGCCTGTTTTGTAGCGGTGGGCAGGGATACCATGATACCAGACAGTCACATCACCTTTCATTACGAAGAAGGGATGAGTAGTCAGATGGAGAAGAGTAGTAAGGATCGTATCCTTCGGCATATAGATTTCCCGAATATACATTCCCGGAGTGAACTTGTGAACCAGCGGACATTCCCTTGGAGGGAGTTTCAGAATCTCCAAGTCCATTAGATTAAGCTCGTAGTCTGGATCACCATATCCAACGACATTCCTTGCATCAATCTTATCTGGGATTGTCAGCGTCATCTTGAAAGGAAGTAATCGTTTGGTGAGGGAGACAGTAGATCAGACCCGATTAGGTTATCTGCTCTGCTATAGTTAGCGAAGCGGATTGGAGCGGCAGTTGGTATCTCTACACTTGACATTTCCTTCTCTTGCTCTTGCACAGCAAGGGATAGGTTACTCAAGAACTCCTGCGCCTTGCGATTCTCACGCGAGTTTAATGCCAGCACAGCATAGATCATCGCATCTGGGATGAACTCAACTAATTCCTTTGGATCGGTCAAATCAAAGTATTTCTTCGATGCGTAAAGCGTAATACACTCGCAGGTCTTGGGTGCTTTGAACCTACGGAAGGTTGGGTTAGCATCGTTCGGTTGATAGATTGCTATCAGCGTCTTTGCTTCCAATGCTGTATCGTAGGCATACACCCGAATCCTACCTTTAGTTACTGGCTTGGTTACTGACCGAATCCCTTTTACAAGGAGATCAGACTTAGCCAGCGTTGGAGGATTGGCAGTAGCTACCTTAACCTTGTGGTAGGTGTCATACTGGTCTTGCGCTTCAAACATCAACTCTACGCCGATGTCTTCAGTTTCCTCGGCCATTACTCCGATTTGGTATGGATGCGTAGTATAATCACGGAAGAGGACATGGAGTCCTCCTACCTCTACGATTCCTCTATGGCATGAGTGATCCGCATGGAGAGCGAAAGCGTTGGTCGCATTGAACCATTCGTCTGCTAGAGACGTTGATTCATTCCCGATCCAAGCTAGTTTGATTTGCTCGTATCGGGCTGGCAGCGTGAAACAATCGTTCACACAGCAGATTTGGACATACTCTTCTTGGCTTGTCCAGCTTCGCTTATTCCATAGCAGTCGCCGTGCTTGGTTTACGGCCTTGACTCCGCGCTCGTATGAACAAGTGCCAGAGTCGCCGACGAAACCCTTAACAAGCTCTACCATCTCTTCGAGGGTATCAGCCATAGGGATTATCGTTTCCGATAATTATTTCTGGTAGCCTTGCTTTGGAGTGCCAGCAGTCGTGTAGATGCTTGGCTTTTTGGCTCCGAGGTTAGGCATATTGCCCATACCTTCACGGATGCTTCCACGGGTTGGCGAACCACCGCTAACGAGTTTAGGATCAGTTCCTTTTAGTGTTGTCATATATTTAGTTTTCTTATGGCTTGTTTATTACGAAGTATGAACTGCCATCCATTCAATACTCGTTATGTTTGAAATGTTGTTTTCGACACGAATTGAAAATCCAGTCGTTGTTTTGCTCCCGTCATTTAGTGAAAATAAAGGAGTCGCAGAAGTTCCAATTGTGCCAGTGCAAACTGGGGTAATTGATACTGCATAGTTTACACTTGGAAGTGCAGTAAAAGAAACTGTTTGAATTGAGTCGGCTGGAACCGAAGGCACTCCTGTTACTACACCCCTTCTAACATTGACTACAGGAATAGCGTTAACCTGCGTAGTTAGATTTGTGATGTTCGTCGTATTTGCCGAAATCTGACTCTGCTGGTCAGCAAGGTCTTCGTTGATTTGAGCAACTTGCGCTGGAGTTACATCGCCCAATCCCGGAACATTGATCGTTCCGTTAGTCAGAACTTCATCAATGAATACTTGGAATACATTCTGCCAGTTACCAGTTGGACAGAAGTCATCTGGGACATTTGGAAATGTAAGTGCTGGCGATGAAGACTGATTGTCCATAAATTAGTTCACGATATTGTAGTTCCAGTATTTCTCTTGGCAACACAAAAATGGTTCACACTCTTGATTTTCTTCTGGGCAGTCGCCAACCGGAGAGTCATCGTTGTTCTTGATGTTTGCCATCAACCTTACTCGGTCAACTGTAGCTGCGCCAGTGAGGTTGACTTTGATCTGGAACTCGCTTCCTTCTACTGATGGAATGCCTGCCAAGTCATTGCACTCACTTGGGTCAGGTGTGTTAAACTTGTAGCGTTTGTAACGATTACCACCCCGCTGTGGGAAGCATTCAGTTACTACTGGTGAGCATGGATCGCACCCGAATGTCGTAGGCACTTTGAGTTGTGACCAGCAAGGGTTAGAGTCTGCGCGGAAATCGACGTAGCTATCTACTTCACCTTTAATCTCACTCATCCACATTTCTCCACCAGTAATCTTTTTACGGAGGAACTTGTTGGTAGCCCCGCTTCGGTTGAAGTCATACCTACCAGTTGTGAAGAAGGATTCAATCTGCCTGCTTCCATTCGGGCCGTAGTCATCGCCTTGAGCTATTGTGAACTCGTATAGGCGGTTCTTGTTGTCTTTGTCGAATGAGAATCCGAATCCCCGCTTTTCGCCTTGGATCAGTGCAGTCAGAAGTTGGGTTGGCCTGATGCCTGTCCATACTCCATTCCAGCGGAATGATAGTTGTGCGTCCGGTGCTGGAGTTGAGGATTGGTCGAGGTCGAGAACAACCATGCCCCTATGAAACCTGTTCAGTCCTTCTACGCCTTCTGCTCGGTAGGTCTGTGGTGAAACAGTATTGATGAGGTAGTTGTCGAAAAAGATAGTCGAAGCGAATTGCTTCATCCACGGGGTATCATTTGATACCCACTTGTTCACATCCCTCGATAGTTTACGAAGGGAGAAGTATCTATTGAACTCGGATTGAGTATTGGAATAGAACGCCCAACCATCGTGTGATCTGAACCAAAGTTCGGAGTTTACCAATGCAAGATTAGGGCTGGTGCATCCGCGCCCAAGGAGTGAGATACGCTGGATGTTCGATGTGTTCCATTGTGACCTTGGTAGAGAGACATCCATTGAGAATGCTCCGTTTCCTGTAAGGACTACTAGCTGACCTTGGCCGCGAAGGTTGTATCCTAACTCTGGCATGACCTTCATGCCTGTAATGTTTCCCATCATGGCTGGAGTTGAGAACGCGCCACCTTCTGCCCAGTATCCTATCTCGGTGAAGTTCTCCGTATTCTTGGTATCCGTGAACCCGCCACCATAGATGATGTCAGATGCGTAGATTTGGTTGAACCTGTCAGAAACAAAGACTCGCCCAAAAGCATACTCCATGATCGTTCCAATCGGCATCTTTGCCAAGTATGGGTTCAGTCGGTAGGCAGGTAGCTTAACTGTGCCTGTCCCTGTTCCCCTTTGAGTATCTGTGATGACTGCGGTGAACTTAACTCCGACTGTATTGGATGGTGCGCCGATCAAAGTAAAGTTTGTATTTGTAACCCCATCTCCAAGCGAAACAATCTCGCAGTAGTCTCCGTTCTGGATTTCACTTGCTGTCAGTGTTCCTAATACCCCATCCCATGCTATGGCATTTTGGTAGCCATTTTGGATATACGCTCGATCTTCAGCTTGCACGAAGAATGTGTGCATCATGCCCGGATCGTTTCCTTCGATTACCTTGTAGGCAAACGCTCGGTTGTTTACCATCTTCAGAAAGTAGATAATCCCAGATACCGATAGCAGGATACCATCGCTCGTTCGCAAGTTGGTTGAACGATATGGATACGCACCTTGGAAGTTACCATTCTGAATATCGTTAACGATAGTCTCGGATTCTCCGTCTCCAGCCATAATCGGGATGTTCCGAATACTTGGTCTTGTTCGGTTAATGCCGCCTCGAAATGTCCTATTAACCGACTCTGCTACTACAGACTCTGGTAAATACGATGGATGAGTATCTGCGTCTTGCGCGATGATACTTGTGAATCCATCAAAGACTGATCCTTCGGCTGGCATTAGGCGTTGACACTCTTGATTACGATAAAGCGCAATGTCAGTGCTTCAGACAAACTTCCTGCGGTAATGTTCCTAATCACGATGTTAGCATTGCCTGCCGCTGGAGCTACCGCAAAGTTGTATGCACCAAGCGTTCCTCCAGAGATGTGACTTACAACAACAATGTCCGTAGCCTCGATAACCGAATTGCTCAAGTTAAATGTAACGGCAGTAGCGGACGCGAGAGCAGCGTTATCGGTTACGATAATTCCAGTAGGACGATTGATCGTAACAGGATTGGTCTTTGCTCCTGCACCTTGAGTAGCCGACCCGCCAGCACCAGTATTGTATCCAATCTTAGATGAATTACCATTAGCAAGGATAGTGCTGCTGGAAGTAATCGCGGCAGTTGATGTCGCCCCGCTCACGCTCAATGATCCAGTAGATGTTGCACCAGAAACAGTCAGCGACGATGCTGTAATAGCAAGCGTTGGAGAAAGTGAACCTACAGTCAATGCTCCAGTAGTAGTCAATGGCTGGCTACCAAGATCAACTGGGCCAGATTGAAGGACGCTATTGATCGTAGCAAACTCAACTTTACCAGTAGAGTCTTTTCCAAGAACAGTGCTGTTAGCCCCGTTTGTCCAAGTCAGATTTCCAGCACCATCAGTCTTTAAGACTTGCTGGGCAACTGGACTCTGAATTGTCTTCTGACAAGCAGCAGAGTCTTCAACTACCAGTCGTTTGCCATTGGCGGTTGTTTCGAGTGGTTCGCATAGCAACGGGTATTCCGTGTCGCATGGAGGGCATGGTGTGCAAAGGCTCATCTTGTAAATAATTTTTGTTTTTTGTTTCGTTTATTATACTATATGCAGAAATATCTACTCCAGAAATAAATCTTTTCTCCCAGTATGAATAGTCTGAATCTATTTCCATAAATCAGACTGATTGAGGTTGAGAATCATTGCTGCTATCAGATTCTTTCTGACTTTGAATCTGTTGATTGATATGACTAATCAAGGGTGCTGCCATTCGATACGGGATTTCCATCAATGCTGCACTCAATACTTGTAACTGTTGTTCGTTTAATTCAATTTTCATAGGTTTGTAATCAAGAATGAAAGAAGCTCTTCGTATCTTACTCCGTAAGCGTTACCAGATTCTCTTCCGTATGTAAGAACATTTCCTTTTTCGTCTTTAATTTCTTCTTTTGAATCCCATTCATCATAGCAGAACAATCCATATTCTTCTGCATTCAATCCTTCTGATTCAAAAATTTCTTTCACTTCTTGTGCAATTACTCCGAAGTGCCATCTTGCTTTATCTGAACCTTTCTTTTCAACTGCTTCGTTGAATTTGAATGCCTTGATAGCACTCTTCAATTTTGTAGCAACATTCTTTTCAGAGTCATTTGCACTTCTGATTTGTTGTTTTTGACGAGCATCCGATGTGTTGATTGTTGCGTTTGTGCAATAAATCGTATTCCAACGATAAGATGGATGACCCAATAGATGTGTATTGTCATCAATTGGAGCAAACGATAGTTGCGATGCAAAGTTAATGTGGAATCCAGAAAAACCTGCACCTTGATTTTTTGCAGTCCATTGTTGTGCTACACGGGAATCTGTTCCAGAGAAGTTTTCCATTTGGATAACCAAATGCTCGCCGCGTAATTGAAATGATGAAACATTATTGTTCCAGAATTGATGTCTATAAATTGCATCTCCAGCAGTTGTTGCGACACCGGGAACGGCCTTTAATGATCTATCAAAAGCGCAAGTAGTTTGCGTTGCAGAAATTACTGTTCTATCATGGAGTTCGCCATTCAATGTGCTTGATGGGCCAGTTGAATCATACCAAGCTATTCCATAGAGTTTCGGAATTGCAATAGCTTCGTTCATTGTAGTTCCAAAGTTACCAATCGTATTAATTGAGTTATCTCTAATAACAATTCCTCGGCCATATTTTTTGTTATTAGAAATAATTCCAATTGCTAAAGAACAATCATTTCCTGTATTTCCCAATGGAGCGGATGATCCACCTCCACATGAAATCCAAATATTTGGAGTTATTCCGTTACCAAATGCGTTCAGAGGATTTACATCAACTGTATTTCCTAAATTCCGCATTGATTTAGTCCTACTGCGGCTCCCCGAATTGTTTCATTGTAAATTCCCCATGCTCCATTCGGAGATGCGCTTGAATCATTGTTTACTGTTGTTGTTCCTATTGAAAATCCAACTGAAGCTGGAGTTCCAGATTTAACCAATGTAGAAAAATATGCAGCAGGCAATCCATCTTCATTTGTAACATTTAACTTTGGAAGAAATTCTGAAACATATTTCCATGTTTTTGTCAACCAATGGTTAGATGATCCAATATTTACAGTTGGAAGTGTGGATGTTGTTTTTCCATTCAAATGAAATACATTTCCGGTAAGCCTTGATGTATCTTGTAGTGGATATGTTGTTGTTGGTATTGATGAAAGTCCAGTAATTACAGCACCACTATCCAATATCCATTGGCAATTTGTTGTTGCTGCTGAAATTAAATAATTACCTTTTGGCACATATACAGAACATCCAGCAATACCTGCTTCCGAAGCAGCAGAATTAAATGCAGCAGTGGCATCAGTTCCGTTTCCTACTGCTCCAAAATCTTTCACATTGACCACATCAGCAAACCTATTCGCCAATGTCCTTGCCGTAGTCGATCCGGTTGCCGTAACATTGGTATTGCTGATTGCCCCTACAAAGCTGTTTGCCGTCACTACGCCAGCGTTGCTCACAGTCATCTGGTCAACGCCACCTACGCCAATGATTGCCTGTGTTCCGTCTACTGATGCTTTAATGTTTGCGCTCATGTTTATTTAGATTCTAATGCCTCTACTTTAGAGGAGAGTTCTTGGACTGATTTGATAAGTGGAGCAATCAGTTCTTCATATACAATACCAAGAACATCTTCTCCACCTTTAATTTTTCTATCTTGGAATCCACCGAAGTCAATACCTTTAGATTCAAGAACTGACTTAACTTCTTGAGCAATCAACCCATGATGGAAGCGAACTCTCTCATGCGTTCCATTTGGAGATATGTTTTGAAGTTTATTTTCTTCAAGCCATTTGTTGTATTTTACAATGTATTCAGCTCTTTCTTCTTCAGAAGAATTAAATTTAATTGGTTCTGGAGCTTCTGTCAAATAATCATTTCTTACATCAAGAATATAATCTACGGGACGTAAAGATTTAATAAAATCAAGACCAAGATTTGTGTCCTTGATTTTTGTTTTATCTCTTTTGTCTGCCGTTTTAGCTATAATAAAATTTTCATCTTTCATAATCATGGTAGCATTGTAACAGTGAAATCAATATCTATTGGCCCAGACGCACCATTAAGTGTTTGGACAAGAACTAAAAATTCATTATTTGTGGATTGTGAATTGTCATATACATCTATTTTAAAATCTTTAGCATTTGCATTAAATGAATTTACAACATATTTTCTTGTTGATGTTTGCGTTCTTGTTCCTGCTACATGGTAGAAATAACAAGATTGAATAGTTCCCGGCCCAAATGTTCCAGTCCATGTATGACGAAGATATATTGTTGGTCTAAATACAGCAATACCTCCATTAAATGATGGTTGCGACATTGGGGATGTTGGGCATTGAAGGGGAGGCACTGTTCCTCCGGGAAATTGCGGTTCACCCCTTAATGTTAAGCGAAAATCTCCTATAGCATTTAATACTGCTTTTGATGCAGTTGGTGGGATTGCCATATCAAGTTCGTTTGTCTGGACATAAGCGAATCCACTACTTGGAGCTGGCAATGAACCTCCGATATGCGGCCCTTGGTATACGCCAAGTAAATCGTCCATATCAAAATAGGTTTTTACAAATATCCTATTATACCCCATTGATTGATTGTCTCCGAGGGTTGGGAATTGCCTTTCAAAATAAATTCCACCATCAGATGGTAATGTAACATGAATTAAATTTAATTCTATATTGTTCCATAACACACCTCTACAACCAGTTCCAACTTTTAACCAAATTGCTCTTGGGGTGGTTACAAGAAAATTACCTTTAATTTCATTTCCCTCTACAGACCATAATGGAGATTCTGAACGCAATCTGATTCCAAACTCTGAAGCATCAATTAAATTAAAAGTAACATTATTATTATAGCACACTTGGTTTTCTGCAACCAAATCTATGCCACCCTTGAAATATTGTATTTGTTCAAAATTTAAAGTTGAATAAAGCGTATCGTAAAGTTTTATTCCAATACCATTTCCATTTTGTGATCGTAATGTAGATAGATATGGTTGGCTTGATGCATTTATTTCTATTGCATAATCGTATGCGTTAGGAAGAAAGAAATCAAAATACGCATTTGGACTCATTATCAATGGGCCGCATTCCTGTGGTATTACTAATGTTTCCGTAATTTTGTAAACTCCGCGTGGAATATAAATTCCTGCACCACTTGCTGATGTTAATGTATAGGCTATTGCAGCTTTAATCGCCGCCGTGTCATCAACCCAATTAACTGGCGGGGGGCCATAATAATTTCCATTACCTACCGCACCGAAATCTTTGACATTTACAGCATCAGCAAAACGATCTGCAAGCGAACGGGCAGTATTTGATCCAGTTGAAAGCACAGTAGAATTGCTAATATTCCCAAGACCTTGCGGAAACGATACAACGCCAGCATTGCTCACATTCATCACATCCTGCGTAGTTGCGCCTGCATTGCCCCGTGCCAGCTTAATCGTGCCATCTGGTGACGATGGCACTGCCAGAGTAAAGTTCTGCGTTGCTGTAGGTGATTGTCCTACTTGGACTGCGTTTGCTTTGATGAGACTCATACGATTGTATAGGTGCTGCCTGCTGGCACTGTTAAAGTGACTCCGGGGTTTACTGTGATTGGGCCTGCTGACATTGCGTTGCGTCCAGTTGTGATTGTGTAGTCAGTTACCATTACTTGGTCATTCTCGTAGAATACTCCGAAGGTATTTCCACCTACTGGAGCTTTGCCGCCCGTTGTGCCTCCAGCGGCTTCAACTGCGATACGAGCGTAGTAAGCTGCACGATCTGCAATCGCATTCATTGCCGCCTCACTTGGGCCGCATGGATTGCATTTAGAACTTCTGGAATTTCCGCAACTCATAGTTTTTATCGTTAACGATAGTTAAAGTTTAGTCAAGCGTTTTTATGCTGTAGAAATGGAAGTTAACCCCATAAATTTAATTTTCGTCCACTATTCTTCTTCTTGTGGTTTGTATTTGATTTTTGAAAAGTCGGCTTCGTTTCGTTTAACTGCGTATTTTCCTTCGGGAAGCGGCCAAGTTTCTGTATTGCCATCCCAACGGATGACCATTTCAACTTCGTGCGTTTCAGAATTAACAATAAGCCAGTCGTCGATTTCCATATTAAAAATAAGTTGTAATCATTACAATTCCGGGTGCGCCTGCGCCTCCGTTGCCCGCTACTAAACCAGCAGTATTGCTGGAGCAAGAACCTCCTCCTCCACCACCACAACCAAATCCAGTGCCATTGCCGCCTGCGCCTCCATTTGATGTTATTGATGATCCACCACCTCCGCCACCTCCGCCATTTATAATGAGGGATGGGATGTTAATTGGTGTAACTGTGCCGCCCGCGCCACCACCCAATGTCCCCGATGCTGCTGTAGGCAACCCCGATATGCTGTTATTTCCACCCGGCCCTCCTGCAAATGCTGCCGTTGCAGATGTTCCGCCTCCAGAACCGCCTGCACTTGGCCCAAAGTTACCCGATCCACCAGAGCCTGTTGTTCCCCCTGCCGCTCCTGCTGTTCCAGAAAGTCCAGTAACTCCCTGCGGAAGTCCCGCAATAGCTCCCGTTGAATTGCCGGGAGTAGCTCCGTTCCCACCACCCCCGCCGCTACGGCAAAAAATAAATGTTCCAAGTGTGCTACCAGCAACAAATGAATTTGTTCCAGAAATTCCTCCTGCGCCACCAGCAATTCCACCAGACCCTCCAGCCCCAACTGTTACTGTATATGTGGCATCTGTTAAATCAGCAGCATTGATTGTTGCGCGGGAATATCCACCAGAACCTCCAGCAGCACCGCCAGAAGAAATTGTAGCAGCAGCAACTTTTATTCCAGCACCACCACCACCTCCACCAGCAACGCATTCAAATAAAACTTGCTTTGCGCCTGCTGGTTTTGTCCATGTTCCAGAACCAATGAATCGGTCAATTTGAGGAGAAAGCGTTCCACCAGTCGCGCCAGTCGCGCCTTGCGCTCCGACTCCAGTCGCACCAGTTGCTCCGTCTAAACCAGCGGAACCTGTGGCTCCAGTCGCACCATCTGCGCCAGCAATTCCAGTTGCGCCTGTCAGACCAGTGCTTCCTGTGGCTCCAGAACCGCTCGCGCCCATAGGCCCAGTCAATCCTGTAGCTCCGCGAGGGCCAACCATTCCAGTCGCTCCATCCGGCCCGATTGGGCCTTGCTGCCCTGTAGCCCCTGTAGCCCCCGTAGAACCGATACCAGTAGAGCCTTGCAATCCTGTAGCCCCTTGCTGACCAGTCAACCCTGTGCTTCCCGTAGCTCCGCGCAAACCTGTAGCACCAGTAGTTCCGTTGATTCCAGATAATCCTGTAGCACCCGTTGAACCTTGGCCCGTAGCCCCCGTTGCCCCTGTCGGCCCTCCCGATGGGCCTGTAGAACCCGTGAGTCCCGTGGCTCCCGTGGCTCCGACTCCAGTTGCCCCTGTAGCTCCGCTGGCTCCAATGGATTGCTGTGCTAGACAAGCAGAGTGAGCCGCGCTGATAGCACTTTCTTTTGCCGATCTAGCGTAGGATGCTACTATAATGGTTTCGTTGCAGCAATTGCTCATGGTGTTTTATCGTTTACGATAATTGAGTATCTAATTCAAGCGTTTTCCACCAATAGATATGGAATCGTCTTTTGGTTGTATCTACTCATTTCCGAGTAGACTAGATTTATGAACCCGTCCCATTGGGGTGGATAGATCGTCTGACAGCCGAGGCTACTGGTAGTGCGGTATCCACCCTTATGGATGTTTATCGCAATCCCCATCGAATCGCCTTCGCCATCTCGCGTAACAGGGAGTTGTTCTTTTGCGTTAGCAGGTCGTAACGCTGGGTAGCCACCTCCGGGTTTAGAGATACCATGATTGCCTTTACGAAAGCGATGCACACCAGTTTTAAGCACCGCAATGCCTTTCTTAAAAACTGATGGATCAGTATTAGCGTTAAACGTAGCGTGAACGCTTGGTGATAGAAGAATGATCGCATCGTCGTAGATACCTCTGTCGTTCTTTCCTTTTGCTCCCATTGAATCGAGGTAGTATCCACGAATCCCGACCAAGCAAACCAAGTCTTCGATACCCGCTTTGATTACCATTGCGAGTGTCTTTTCCTTGGCCTGCTGTGGTCTGGAGTGGGGAATCATTTTCCTTTGCGGATAACGTTGATGAGTCCTACGAGTCCCAGTCCTGCGACGATGATGGACTCTTGAAGCTCTGGTTCCAGCTTCACTCCTACCGCCGTAGCGATTAGGATAATGCCGCGCCATGTGCTATTCTCTGATAGCCGTTCTAATAGTATATTTACGATTTTCATTTTTTAGTTCCTCTTGGTTCTGGCAGTTCGTATGTGAACCGACCATATTGTGTTTCTAGGGAGATTCCCAGCGTAGTGCATCCAGTCAAGAATGCCAACGCTAGAAATGCAAACGAGATCAAGATCAGTCCAAGTGCAATTTTTTGTGGTTTCATTGTTTGCGAATCTTGTTGAACATATAAACGATAGTCAGAATGCCAGCGATAAGAGAAACAAACAATCCCCCAAGGCGTAATCCAGTTTCAATGTGAGGCATCATACTTACCATAAAACCAGTAAAACTTGTGGTGGTTCCTAAAATACCTGTGAGCGTAGCGTTATCGTTCATTATTCTGGTTTCTGTGGTAATGCTGAAAAATCAACTTCGCTTGCTAAAACTGCATAGTAGTGAGGTAATGGTTCCCACAATGGATACAATTCTTTAGTCCAATCGGTCAGGAATTCCAACCATCCACCATCCGTATTAATGATTGCGTATTGTTCGCTCATATTAAAAATAAGTTGTTACAACCACAATTCCTTGCGAACCATTGCCGCCTTTGCCAGACGCAAAACCGCTACCGCCACCGCCTCCACCACCACCCGCGCCATAGAGTCCTCCGTTGCCTCCTGCCATTGCAGGTGCTGAAAAACTTGCTGTGCCACCACCGCCACCAGAAGAGTTAAGTGGAGTGCCAGTTGGAACATCAGGCCCATTTGCGCCAGCGGCAGGCGCAGTTGCTGACCCGTTATATAAAGTTGATAATCCTCCATTGCCTCCAGTTCCTGCTGATACTGATCCCGGAGTTCCACCACCACCGCCACCGCCACCGCCAGCACCTGTATTTGATCCTGCATTTGTTCCTGCGCCTGTCGCTGATCCATTTGCTCCTGTGCCGCCAGTAAATATCGCTCGACCTCCTCCCGCTCCAGCACCACCTCCAGCACCAGCACCACCTCCATTTCCATTACCTCCTCTGTCGGCGTAAGCCCAAAGTCCAAAGTTAGAAATAGTTCCTACCGATCCGTTAATACCAAGACCAACTGATGTAACAGATGCACCACCCGCGCCACCCGATCCAACATTTCCATTTTCTGAAACTCCGAGCAATGACGCTGGCAAGGTAACAAAGTTTCTTGCTCCAGCACCACCGCCTCCACCACCAGATGCAGGAGATGCCGCCGCGCTCATTTGTCCAGAACCACCACCTCCACCACCACTAATAACAGCAATTTCGACAGCTTTTGCGTTGAGTGGTTTAGTCCAAGTAAATGCGCCCGGAGTTGAAAAAACTTGAATATCAGTTGGAGTTGCCCCTGCTCCCGTGGCTCCAGTTGCACCTTGTGTTCCTACTCCCGTAGCACCAGTAGCTCCCGTTGCTCCGTCTGTTCCAGCAACGCCAGTTGCGCCTGTAGAGCCTTGACCGCCTGCAACGCCAGTCGCGCCTGTTGCTCCGTCTAACCCGGCAACACCAGTAGCTCCTGTAGAACCAATATCTCCAGCAATTCCAGTAGCACCCGTGGCTCCAGTTGCCCCGACATCACCTTGTGTTCCTGTAGCTCCAGTCGCTCCATCTACACCAGCAATACCTGTAGCTCCTGTGGCTCCTTCAAGACCAGTTGCTCCTGTAGCTCCATCGTTACCTGCGGCTCCAGTGCTTCCTGTAGCACCATCCGCGCCAGCAACGCCCGTAGCCCCGGTTGATCCTGTCAAGCCTTGAGTTCCAGAAGCAATAAGTCTCCAAGAGAACCATGTGTTAAGATCAAATGTAGCTGACACTCCTTGCACAAATGGAGTTGCTGTTGCGAAGTTTGCGAAATGACGAAGATTTATTACATCGCCAACCTCAAGTTTGAAAGTAGAAGCAACGCTTTGCGTGTAAAAAGAAGCCGAAGCCGTATTAGCAGTTTGACCAATAATATTTTGTTCTGCATTTGGAGGACGAGTAATATCAATCGAGGCAACTTTGTTATTTGCGGCATTCCATGTTGCTGCGTTCGGATTTACCGAGAGAGTGAACTCAAGTTGATAAAGCCCAGCTTGAGCTACTACGAAATCTGTTGATCCAGCCGTATGCGTAATTAATCCATTGTCATTGTTCCAAGCCGCATCTTGGTCAAATGTAATATCAGTACTCCCATTTGTTAAATTTTGGTTTGCGCTTTTGTAATAGGTAGCTTGATAAAGAGGAGCAGTTGTTCCAGCAGGCCCAGTTGCGCCTGTAGCTCCGATTCCGGTTGCGCCTGTTGCCCCATCCGCACCAGCAACACCAGTTGCCCCAGTCGCACCATCATTCCCAGAAACACCTGTCGCGCCAGTCGCCCCATTTAATCCAGAAACACCAGTCGCGCCTGTCGATCCATCGCTACCAGCAACTCCAGTTGCTCCTGTGCTTCCAGAGCCTGTTGCGCCTGCTTCGCCCGTTGCTCCCGTAGCTCCTGTAGGGCCACCAGATGGGCCAGTTGCTCCTGTCGCTCCGATTGCGGCAGTTGCTTGACTGCCAGTAAAATCAAGTTTTCCAGTAAAAGGATTAAATGTAAGTGCCATATTTTATGGGTAAGCTACAGACACAGTTGTTAGATTAGCATCGTTGGCAACTGGAGGCTGAATAGCGTAGGTAAGAGTTAGCGTTGCAACTGGGTTCCCGTCTTTCAGATACTGCACTGTGGCAATATTGTTAGTCGAGCCGTAGTAAGTAATATCAATCTGATCGTATTCAGGAATATCAAATCCTGCGATCTGTTTTAGAGACTCGTAGATATTAAAGTTCTGCTGATCTGGAGTTAAATCAACAAAGCAGGGCTGTGATAGTGCTGGAGTAGCCATAAGATTGTTATCGTTTACGATAATTATGTAACAGGATTAAGAGCAGCAGACAGAGCTTCGTTAGTAAGATAGTATTGCTGGTCTTCAGTTTTTTGCACAAAGCAATTTTCAGTAACTGGGGTGAGGCCACCAATGGTTGCGAGTCCAACATAGAATTGGTAGAGTTTAGCGGCATCGCTAGATGCATCATAGCAACCATAAGAGACTGGAGTAATACCAGCGGCATCAGCAATTGTTTGAACGAAAGGATATGATTTATTGCGGTAATCGAGAGCGGTAAAGCAAGCCATAGTTTTAAAAGGGTAAGGGTGAGGGAGAATGTAACTCCCCCACCCAAGGTTTAGGTTTAGTAGTAGATACCAACAACGTAGGCATTCACGTAGAGTGCGCCAACACGTCCAGCGGTATCCGCGCCCGAAGCGACATTAGCACCAGCGTTCGCATAGGTGAACGTGGTGGAGTCAACAACAGTAACTTCAGCCTGCACATCGTTGAACGAAGTGTCGGTCATGCTGGCAATCGTGATGACATCGCCCGTGGTAAAACCATGAGCAGCACCAGTAACGATTGTAGCAACGCCCGAAGTGCGAGCGCGGGTAGCGGTAGCTTGACCAGCACCCACAGTGCTTTTCACCAAGCGGAGTTTGCCGGGGCCAGTGATAACGTAAGGATTAGCAACAAACGTAAGAGGATTGTAGCGGCCTTGGTTGTCAAGAGCGTCGGTGATGGTCAACGAGGAAGTAAGGTTTTCGCTAGAGGTTCCGTTGTCAACGACTACAATTGGGTCGGTGGCAGTGGTTCCGCGAGCGTAAGCTGTTTCCAGAACGATGCTTGTTGGAAAGAACTTAGTGTCTTGGTCGTTGAGAACCAAGAGGTCAGCGTCTCCAGCAGCGAGGAGGTTAACGGCAATCGGGCCAAACAGGTTGACACGATCATAAGCGAGTGGTCGAGAATTAGACATATATTTTATTTTGTTTAAGGTTATGGGGAGAGGCTTTCGCCCCTCCCCTGTTTAACTTAGGAAGGCACAACGATGTCGCCCACGCCAGCGCAGCTATAGCAGTCCTGATTGTTCTCAGGGACGATATAGTTCTGCACTTCGCAGCAGGAGCCGTAGAGGTTTTTGCTCTTAGGCATACGATGCAAGAAGGTGTGCATGATGGTTGGGTCTTTGACCTGTGCGGCCAGACGGAACTGGGCTTGATAGAAGCCCGTTTTGCGCCAGCGGTTGCACTCCCAATCAGGGTTCTTCCATTCCCAATCGCCAGCGTAGTTCTGGGTCATTTGTTGGGCTTGGCTGTAACCAGTCGAGGAAGGCATCGTCCACTTGCACATGGCTTTGTTGACCATAGCAACCGAGATACCGAAGTCGGCATTGCGGTAGGCTTTGTTCGGGATATAAGCACATCCGTTTTCAAGCACAGTCTTGATGTAGCGAGGAACGCGAACCAGACGCGCCCAAGTAGCAGGATCAGCTTCGTTGAACGGAGCGAGACCAGCGTTGAAGGCGGTGTCAGAGTTGAAGCGAGCGGAGTTGATGTCGTAACCGAAGGCGTAGTCGCCGATGATACGATTGATGCCAAGCTTCAGACGGGTAAGACGCTCATCGAAGTCCGTGTTAGCATCCCAGTAACCATTGTTGCGCTTGGCTTGGAAGTAAAGCGCACGGCCAACTTGAGGATCAGGGATAACGATGTCGAGCAAAGGCTGACCAGTCGCGTCTTGGAGATCAAGGCGGAAAGCGTCATCTTCGTCTTGGAGGTCAACGAGTGCGTCATCAAGCATATCAAGCGAGAGGTAAGCAATCTTGTTGAGGTCAGCAGGAGCGAGCTTAACGCGAATGGCGCAAAGGTCGTAACCAGCTTCGTTGTTGACAGTATGTTCGGGAACGAACCATGCTTGGTCATCGACCAGTCCGCAGTAGGTTCCGTCATCCGTAGTGATACCCATCCATTTGTGTCCAGCACCACCGATGTAGTTGCTACGAAGGAACTCTTCGTGAACGTTCTTGGTTATACGGGCATTGGACTCCTCAAACTGAAGAATCTCTTCAGCAGGGAAAAGGCGGTAGAGAAGGCTCTCAACGCAAATCCAGTCAGTGGTCATCTCTTTACGGAGAAGCTCAAAGGTGTAGGACTCAGTGCCGGGGCGTTGAATCACTTCTGGTTTGCTATCGCAAGAATCAGTCTCGCAGTAGGTGTCGTTGATCGCACGGAAAGGGGTGCAAGGATCGTGGAATCCACGGCCAAAGCGGAACGCTTTCTGTTCGGTTGTGTGGTTCAAGGGCCAAGATTGCTCCTCGAAACGGGTGAAGTATGCAGAGTTAGTGACGAGCTTCTTCACATAGAGGTCGTTGAAATATTCGCGGCCCTCGCGGAAGAAACTGTCAATCTCGGCACAACTATTGAAGTAGAGTTGATCGCTCATTGATTTATTTGATTTTTGTTTAGTTTAGTTTTGCACCGCTAAACTATGCCACAGAGGAATAGCAAGCGAGTGCTTGGTTTCCTCTGCTGGACTCAACCCAGAGTTTCTTCTGTCCAGAAATCGTTTTTCATGCGAGATCGAAAACTCGCCAGCCAGAGTGCGGCTGAATCCCTAATTTTATCGTAAACGATAATTTCGGCTATCTCTTGTGCGGGACAATGCAATCACTTGATTTAAGTGTCAAGAGATATTTTAAAAAAAGTTAGGGGGAGGTAGCCAAATTCTACCTCCCCCTGCTCATGAACCAGAACTAGGAATGATGGGCTATGCAGTTACTCGATTTTGCGGCGAGAATCTTGCGATCTTCGCGGCCAGTCCCTCCGTCATACTCATTCTTGGCTTCTGGGAATCTGTTGCACTTGGAGATGAAGAGATGCGTGACGATCCTTTCAGTTGTGAAATATAATCGTCTTTCTCTTTAACCATCTCTTGGTATGCTTTGAGTTGAGCTTGTAGCTTCTGATATGCGCGGCCTTGGTTGATAAGGCGGTTCATGTCTTCTACCGATGCTTGCTCATTACTCTGCTGAGTAGCTGCTAATGCGATAGCCTCATCGCGGGACAAGTCATACTTGATTCCCTTTTCTTTCATGTAATCAGCAACCGCATCTGGGATCGCAGTAGCGTTATCAATTTCCTGCTGGGTATTCTTATACCCTTCTTTCCATTGATTCAGATACTTGTTGCGCCCGTCTTGCTCGCGTTGCTTTGATGTTTGAAGTATGTTTTGTTTAGTTTCCTCGAAGTTAACGAGGGCAGAATGGTGGTTGTTAGTTGCTTTGATGAAGCTGTTGACTTGCTCCGCGAACTGGTATTGCTTGAATTGCGAGAGCGAGTTCGTGATTTCTTCAAACGCTTGGTCTCGGTCAATCTCTGCTGCCCGACGATCTTCTTCGGATGCCGCATTGAAGATGGAGGAGTTTGCATTGACAGCACGGGAGAATGTTGAAAGAAGCGTTGGATCATTCGCCAGCAACTGCCTCGCACCATCATAAGTATTCTTGATGGGATCGAGGTAATTCTTTTTAAAGTCAGGATTGCTTGTGATATCGTGGAAATCCAGTTTTCCTCGTAGGTCTTTGATCTGCTCAGATAGTTGTTGCTCAACTTCCAGCTTCTCTTGGTTAGCTTTGTTGAGTTGTTCTTGGTAGTGGTTGGCTTCTTTAGTCGATGTTGACTCGGACACCATTCGCTCAAGTTCTTGGATTTTTGTTTCAAACTTGGGGACTTCTTCTTTCCTGTATTTCTCCAGTTCTTCTTTGAGCTTGCGGTTCTCTTCGATTTGTCGTTCAACGAATCCTTTTTTCTTCCCTGTTCGGTCAGATGTGATTTCAGCTTCAGTGACTCCAGTTGGTTCTTCGGGCGGTTCTTCTTCATTGTATTTAGGTATTCCAAGATTCGGGTCTCCGACATTGGTAGCACTAGGCTTGCCATCGTCAGCTTGTTGTTTGCTGAACTTCTTGAGGAAGTCAGATGTGTTGCCCTTAATCGGAACTTGAGGTTTAGCCTTCAGTTCCTTGATTACTTCTGCTGTGTCGTTTGTGTCTGCCATAAATTAGATTTCGTCGAGGTCTGGGTCAATCGTGCCGTCTTTAGGTTCTTTATTTCTTGAAGAAGACTTGGTTTTTTTGAATTCTCCTTGTTCTTCTGTTCCAATAGCATCAATAGTTTTGATTGCATGGATAAGCGTGGTTACTCCTTCTGGTGGGTTTACGTTAAGCAACAAGTAAGCCTGTAGCTTGTTCCAATCTTCGTGTGTTGTTATTGCCGCGCATAGGGATTTTACTTTTTCGGTTGTCATTGTGGTTGCATTGGTGTCGGTGTGGTTTCCATCTCAACTACTTCTGTTGCCTCTGGAGTTTCTACCTCTTCGGTTTCCATCTCCTCTGGCTCTTCGATTTCTACCTCTTCTTCCATTGGTTGCTCTGCCGCCATCTTGCCTTTTGCCTTCTGAATCTCGGCGCGAGCCTTGGCTTTCTGGAGTGCGAGTTGAGTGATACCTTGTTCCTTGCGTTGCTCGGTGCGTTGAGCGTGGCTGATGGATGCCTTGCCAATCGAAATGTCGGCGAGCTTCTTCTTGGTGTCGATTTCGATACCAGACTTGGCGGCGAGGTATTGAAGTTTGATGTCTTCTTCGGAGTTTGGCTGGCCACCTTTTTGAGCTTCGGCTTGTGCCATCTCCACGTATACAGACTGAAGTTCGTCGGCGATCTTCTGCGCCTCGTTCATTCCCTGCATGAATTGTTTCAAGAAGTCCTGCTTGCCTTGGTCTTTCGCAATATACTCCACGTGCGCCATGATGTGACCACCCTTGAACTTGATGGAGCGAACGGCCAGAGATAGATCAGCCATGTCTGGTTGACCTTGCTGGATAGACTGCATATTCATCTGCAACTGCATCACCAAGTCTTGGAAGTGACCTTGAGCGTGTTCGATGTGTGGATCGGTTGGCAGCACAGGGAAGTTGGCTGGGTTAACGAACGCATCAGTCATACCAGCATTCTCAAATCCGATAACGCGAGTCGTATCATCAATCTTGCTGATCTTGGTATTCCGGTAACGAGCTACGTTGTCTCGCCCAGAGAGTGCCGCGATTGCGTCTTTAACTGCGTTCTCTTGGCCTTCGTTCGCTGGGGTGATTGCTGTGATCTGCAATAGCTTCTCAGCGGTGATGAGTTTGAACGATGGGCTACCTGCACCATTGATCAAGTTAGAGCGGATGCTGGTGATGTTCTTCCATTGCGCGGCTTCCCGTGGAGTTTTAAGTTCCTCAAGAATCTCGTAGAACTTCTTCACATACTCATATCCATCATCGCTGGACTTGGCGTTTACGAAGCGTTTGTAGAGTTGTTTGAAGTAAAGAGTCTGGCACTCATTGAATCGGCGAATCTGAGTTCCAGAGAGTTTAGCGGATTCAGCCGCATCTAACTCTGCTTCGCCTTTGGTGCGTTGCTTTCCTCCAGCAGTCGGAGCGTTGATGCGATACTGCCCCATGCCCCTATACATATCTCCCATGAAGAACTGCATGAATCCCATGCTCTCTGCTACTGGGAGTTGGAAGCGGTTCTGGATGAACTTAGCCCCGTCTGGCATGACGCTGATTGGCAACCACTCCATCTGCTTCAACATCTTGGTTGAGTCTGGGCCTTGGCCTTCGATCATCAACATTGAATTGAGTCGCACTGCATCTACCAGCGAGTTCATCGTGAAGTCATACTGACGGCAGGCTACGAACGCAGATTCTGCTTGGCTCTTGATGTCTTGGAAGAGTCCGCTACCAACTGAATCAGTCAGCATATACATGATCTCATCCCATGAGTTAAAGAGTCCTACCTTAAGCATCATAAACCCGTGCTGGGTTCTGACATCATCATCGCTGATCTTTCCTCCTCCCTTTACATTGGAGTTGATGTAGTCAGAGATTGGTTGGTAGTCTTGAAGGATGATCGCCTTACTGATCTTGCCGTCGAACTCCCTCCAATAAACCTCGAAAAGATCAATCTTCTGGTTCACCGACAATGACCAGTTGAATCCCGCTTCGCTGATCGTGCGGAAGAAATCCTCGCGGGTCTTGCGGTGGTTTGTAAATGCGCGGTGGAATCGGATAGCATCAATAGCCGCATCGACATTCCAGCCCATTGCTTCTGCCGCCGCACGATTCTCAATCTTCTTGTAGAGTTCGTATGGGGTTAGACGGACACGGCGAACAAACTCCTCAAGGTTGCAGAAGTCGATCCTAATGTCGTCTGGAAAGAGAAGGTCAGAGAGGAAGACGTGTTCTGGCATCCATCCAAGTGGGCTATCCCACATTCCGATTCCCTTTCCATACAGAAGCATCTCTTCAAGGTCTTGCTCTGTGTTGTAGAGGTATCCGGGCCATTCGCGGATTGCTTGGTCAAAGGCGATTCCGATATTCTCTGAGTTAACGAGTCGTTCTTTTTCATTGCCGAATTTACTTTTAATTGTGCAACACGCCTGCCGTTCTGTAATGACATCGTAGTAGCTGGACTTCTGGTTGTCTACGATAAACCCAAGCTGTCCATAGTTAACATCAGATTGCCAAGGAAGTCGTTTCTCCGCGAGCTTGCTATAGCCTGTCGGTGGAAACATCTTGTAAGCCTTATAGATACGGATACGTTTGTTCTCGCGCCCGATGTTTGCAAGGCGCAGATTATTTGCGATGTTCCAAGCGTGAGACGCATTGGAGATTCGTGTTTCTGGTGGCTTGCCGTCTTGGTCTAAAGTAGCAAGGGAAAATGAGTCGTTACCAATTGAAAGCATATTTTTAGATTTGTTCCCACCGAAGTGAGTTTTTGGAGTTTTTTTTAAGATTTAATTTTGCTGGCAATACTTGCAGATTTGAAGGAATATGCAATCCCCCTTTTGAAATTGGAATTACATGGTCAACATGAAACTGAATTCCAAGCTTTTTTTCAAGCCTTATTCTTTGCAAGTATATTGTTTCAATAATCAGTTTCTGATTATGCGTTAAATCTGGAGTGTTATTTTTTTTGGTCGCTCTGCGTTTTGCGCTTCCTTTTCTTAAAAGCAATTTATATCTATCTTGGTTTTCTTTTTTCCATTTTTCCAAATTTTCTTTAGCCTTTATTGGATTTATTTTATTCCAATACCTTGCATTTTCCCTATGTTTTTCTGGGTTTTTCTTTTTTTGAAGGCGATCCCTTTCTCTAAACAAATCAATATTGTTTAATCGAGCAAGTTTTCTTTGTTCAAGTTTTTTAATCCTGTTTTTAGAATACCAATCTCTTTCGTATTCTCTGCGTGAATTTAAGTTTTTGCTTCTTTTTTTAACAGACCATTCATTGTGGTGTTTTTTATTTTCTTCAAATTTTTCTTTTGAAACCCAATATCCTTGTTTGCGAATTAAAGCCCAAAACACCATCCCGTCCTCACGGACATCCCCTCGTTTATGTTTTGTGATGGTTTCCATTTTTATCGTTTACGATAACACTTTGTTTAGAGTATTCCTGCGCTTGTTACATGAACTACATCCGCGAGCTTTATGCTCTAGTTTAGTTCCTAAAACCTTGTCTGCGGTTGCAGCCACAGTATGGATAGCCTGCGCGATCTTGTCTCCGAGACCATCGCTATACCAGCAACGATCACTTGGTTGACGCTGGCAGGTTTGATCTTCGACCATCTGCTCGATATTGGCAGGAACTTCGATTCCATTCGATGTATAGTCCTTTCGGATGTTTTGAATCAAGCTATTGAATGTGCTTCCGTAAACAATGGCTGGGAACGTGAGCTTATCACGCTTGATCTCATACTTCCAATACCAGCCCCCGACAGGTGCGAGATTTTTGTTTTTCAGTTTCATCTTGCCTTTGCACGGAAAATATATTTTCTTATTGATATGTCAAGAGCTTTTTCTTCAAACAAAGGTATTCGTCGCTACGGGATTCAATTCCCAGAACACATGGATGACCTTGGTATTGAATTATATTGTTACTCTATTAGCCGTGGTGAATATGGCAAAGAGTATTGTGTTAAACATAATATCAATATCTCTGACTTTAAATTACTCTCGCCGCACGAACACTTCATCAATGCCGTTAAACTCCAATGGCCGACTGAGGTTTCTATCTACAATCGCGGCTATACCAATAACCAATTATTGAGGACACTTGAGGAGCTTTGTAATAATACAGATATTTGTTTGGCTGGCGCGGCATCTATGGGAAAGTCGTTTCCTGTTGGTCTTTGGGTTTACCTCGATTGGTGTTCTGCCCCGCATTGCACTTCGTCTTGGGTTGCTACTACTACTCTCGGTGCTTCCGAAGATCGTATCTGGGGTATCATCTCCAAGCTCTGGAAGTGTGCCGCCGTTCAGTTTGGTAAGCTCATTGACTATCGCCACATGATTGTTTGGGGTGGCGCGTCCAACGATGAGGATAAGGATTACCGAAATGCCATCAAGGCTCTAGCATTCCAGTCAGGTAACGAGGGTCAGAAGGCTATTGATACTACCCGTGGTCGTAAGAATGATAGGGTTAGGTTAGCCCTAGATGAGTTGCCCGAAATGGAACTGGGCGCGATTACCGCCAAGGTTAACTTATCTGCTAACAATGATGTGACGTTCATTGGTATTGGAAACCCATCTGCTGGTGATAATCCTCACACCCGCTGGGCCATGCCTAGTGGCGCATCTAACTTCGATTCGGTTAGTCCAGACATGGACAAGTGGGAGACTGGAACTGGCGTTTGCTTGTTCTACAATGGTATGCGTTCTCCTAACTTCGCCGCGCCTGCGAGCGAGCCATCTCCATTCCCTTTCCTCATGGATCGGAAGAAGCAGGAGATCATGCTTAAACAATGTTATGGAGACGAGAATGCTATCGACTATGTTCGTAACGCTATTGGTTGGTGGCCGAAGTCTGGATTCGCTCAAACGATTCTTACCGCCGATCTGATCCGTAATGCTGATACAAACGAAGAACCCCTTTGGGATTCTGAAGGTTTTACCAAGGTAGCCGGGTTTGATACCGCTTTCACAATTGGTGGAGACCGATGCGTTCTGACCATTGCCAAGCTAGGCTTTGTTCGCGGGACTCGCAATCGTGTTATGTGGTTGGAGAGCCAGAAGGTCATTCAGTTATCCGCGAATGCCGCCGCTGAGTTTGAAATCCAACTCGCTACTGAAGTTGTTCAGTTATGCCGTGCCGCTGGCGTCCAGCCTTCTAAGTTCGGTATGGACGTTTCCGGTGATGGTGGTCGAGTTGGACAGGCTATCATTCGTGAGTGGCTGCGATTTGAGTCTTCTGGTGCTTCTATCGCTCTTATATCGTCTATGGGTAAACCTACTGATCGACTCGCCGCTGAAGTCGATAAACGCCCGTGTAAGGATGTTTACGATAGGTTGGTATCTGAATACTACTACTCTTGCTATCATGCTTTCAAGAGCCGTGTTCTCTTTGGCGTTGATCCTGCATCTGATCTGGCTAGGGAACTTTGTCTTCGTAGATACACGATCAAAAACAAGAAGATTGCCATTGAGACTAAAGACGAGTTAAAGGGAAGAACAGGTTACTCTCCCGACTTGAGTGATAGTTTGATCTATGCGCTCGAAATGGCTAGGCGCAATGGACTAGTATTTATCGGAAACGATAAAGCTGTCCCGACTAACCGATTCTGGGCGCGGGATGAAAAGCCAGTCGAATCTTTCTCTGATGATGATTCTTACTCATCAGATGATAATGGAGATTGGTAACGCAGGAACGAGTATGCATCCTCTTTTCAGGTGGGGGTTACCAAACTTATGAACGACCCAGCGTTCCCCCAGTTCGATGTGGCGGCGACCGAGTATTCCCAATCCAAACCGCTCATCCGGTAATTTTACACCTGCCTGCGAAATTGTTTTAATCCATGATTCCTTCAAGTTCCAAGGTATTCGCTACCTCTTCTGGAACTACGATGCGAATCATTTTTTCTCCGTAAAGGTTTCCTAGAGTCTCCTTGAGTCGGATGTCCTTCTTCGGAACCCAGCACTGATTGAACTTCTGCTGGAAAAGAATCTTATACTGATTCTCGCTTACTTCAGTTCCCTCGCAGATGACGCGAGGCTCAAACGTATTATTTGTAGTCATAAATTATATATCCATTCTCTCTTGCCCACCCTACTTCGTGGTGGCATTTGTTGTGGCAGGCGCGGCATAGAACCATGAATGAGGACTTGTCACATAGGAACTTGCCCCTTCCTTTCTTATGGTGAAGGTCTGTTCCTTGCCCATTGCATATTTCACACTGGTAGTTTTTTTCTTCAAAGTATTCTGCTTTGACCTTTTCGTAGTCGGCATTCTTTACTCTCCGAGTGGTTGAGACTGATCTAAGTTTTCCACTTCGCTTTTTGAATCCTGTTTTTTGTAGGGGCGTTTTTCTTTGTAGCATAATCCAATTACTTTATCTACCTGTTCTTTCTTTAAAATACTTTTCGAGTTTACTTCAATCTGGTTGATCAGTGAGCCAGTCACTCCAATCCTTTCTCCCAGTTCCCTGACAGTCATGCTCAGTTTCTTTCGAGTCTCACGTAACTGCTGGGCGAAAGTCCTCCGTCCAATAGAACGAACAGTGCGTGATTGCTCGTAAGCCATCATGCAGCTATCGTATGCTTCTTCTAATGGATGTTTCATTTGAATAAAATTAAACCAGAACTATTGACAAGTCAACACATTTCTGATAGCCTTGTAAATTATGGATAACACTAACAACGATAATACATTTGCAGAAGACCTTCTGGCTACTGTCAGAAAGACTGTCCTTGTCACAAATATGTCTTTAGCCACCGCGCTAGAAAAACCCTTCATTGCTACCTACGAAAATGATGAAGGCATTCTGATGATGGCTCTCAAGCCAAACAATACCTCTATCATTGTCGCCTGCGGCCATGACTCCAATACTGTCATCAAGTGTGATTTCATTATCGCTGGTGAAGGTGTCGGAGAACGCCGCTCAATTTTTAAATGCAAAAACAAAAGTGATGCCGATGATATCTGGGAGGTTCTGACCGACAAGCTAGAGGACTGGTCTGCTGGTGGCATTGCAACAATTGAACTAGAGTAATTATCGGTTCCGATAAAAAAGATGCTTGACACTGAATACAACATCTAGTAGTTTCTTTCGCGTGTGAGAAATCACGCCTTCGGGGTGAGAGCCGAAGTGAAGGACAAAATTAAATAAACACAAAAACTATATGATCCCTTGTGGTGGTTTCACCACTCTCATGCGTCAGTTGCCGCTTTTGTCCGCCACTACAAGGGGTCGCCTTTTTACAATGAGTGTTAGAATAATGTCGGAGGTCTTTGAGAAAAGCAGGACTCAAGGAAATGCAAGATTGGTTCTTCTTGCCCTAGCCGATTCCTGCAATGACGATGCTAGTTGTTGGCCGTCGATTCGGAAACTAGCAGAAAAAGCGAATGTCTCGGAACCTATCTTGAAGAAGTATTTGAATTCTTTGATTGAGGTCGGAGTAGTTACGAAAGATGAGCGAGAGGATCATTTTGGAAGGCAAACATCGAACATTTACACCATCATTGTTGATAAGATTGGTAGCGATGAAATCAGTCGAGATGTCATTCAACAGGTTATAGCACCAAGCAGGATTAAGTCAGTTGAGGGGGTAACCCGTGTTAGTGGGGGAGGGGGTAACCCGTTGCAGGGGGTGGTGGGGGTAACCCCGGTTAGTCTCTCTATAATGAATCATCATAAGGAACCGAAAATAGAACCATCACAGCAAACATTTTTAAAATCCATTGATTTGATTTCCATAAAACCAAAAACAAAACGAAAACCAAAACTCGTAGATGATGCTTTCATTACCCAACTCAAACGCCTTAACCCCGACAAGGACGTGGACAAGGAAGTGCAAATGGCACGGACTTGGATACTCGCCAAACCAGAACGCCAGTTTACCCAACAATTCCTATCTGGCTGGATCAACCGATCCACGAACACAGTAAAACCAGAAAAACTTTGCAGTATTTAACCTCATGAAAAAAGTCCCAATAGCACACAAGAGCGAAGCGGCAGCATTGTCGCTGATAGCAACAGACCGAAATATCCTTTCCCAACAAACATGGGATGCCGATTATTTCGCGCTACCTGCCCACAGAATCGTTTTTAACGCACTCCAAGGGGTTCACCAGCGGACAGGCACTTGCTGTCAATTCTCGGCGATTGCTGAACTAGAATCCACGGGTCAGCTAGAATCGGCTGGTGGTGAGAACGAAGTCCATGACATCCTCGCTACGATGAAGATCGCATCTGGTAAGGTCTGCCAAGACATGGCTGATGACTACCGAAAGAATCTGCACAAGATGAAAGGCTACCGCGATGCCATCTCTATAATTGAGAAATCCGAGAATGACCTTCGCGGAGGAAGGGCTGACCTACGCTCGTTATCGGAAACGATAATGAAGTGCGCTGAAGATCGGACAACAAAAGTCAAACCAGTCAAAGACCTGATCATTGAGATCATTGATGAGATGGAAGGTAAAGCGGTAAACGAATGCTTTACTACTGGAATGATAAAAGTAGATCGTGCGCTCAAGGGTGGGATGCACAAAGGAGAGATGATGACAGTAGCTTCTGAAACAGGAGGAGGTAAATCCATCTACCTAGTCCAAGCGGCCCTAGCAAATCTACTAGATGGGAAGCCAGTCTTATTCTTTTCACTAGAGATGAAGGCTAAAGACATCCTAACCCGCATGGCTTGTAACATGGCAGGCTACCCGATCCGCGAACCAGAGGATTACAAAAATGCAAACCAAGGAGAACTCAAGGCGATCAGCGCGGCACTCCTAAGATTACACAAGTTACCCATCGAAATAGTGGACGGAGTGTCCGAAATCACCGAGATTGAGGCCAATATCGCACGATACACAGGGGAAAAACGGGCAGATGTGATTGTAGTAGATTACCTCCAAATCATCTCATATGATGGTTCGGACAGCCGAGAAGGGCAGATTTCCGAGATAGCAAGGCGGTTAAAGGTATCTGCACTCAAGAATAATTCGATTATGCTGACTGCTTCCCAGTTAAACGACGAGGGAAGACTGCGCGAATCACGGGCAATCGGGATGCACTCTGACCAAGTAGTGTATGTCGAACACTTCAAGACTAAGAGTATGTTAACGATCAAGAAGAACCGCCGTGGCGCGAGGAACTACACAACGGAAATCATCATGCGTGGTGACATTTCCAAACTAGAGGAGGTATACTGATGACAACTGACCAAGCATTCGCAAAATCATCTAGGCTCATGGACGCTGCTCTGACGATCTGGGAGTCTTTCGACAAAGAAAGATATTCTATCGCAGATAATTACTGGAATGAAGGAATGAAGATATACCATGAATACTTCTCTGAAACAAAAGTATTGACAGAACTACAAGATGTAGATAGCTTGCTGCCATGAGTGACACACCAGAAACCGACAAGAATACTTGGTCTGATTCATCTGAAGGAATCTTGTATAAAGTTGTTACTTCGGATTTCGCTAGGAAACTGGAACGCGAGCGCGACGACTATATGGAACGATGCAGAACTGCACTTTCTGAACGCGATAGCTGGAGAATGCGAGCAGAGCAAAAATATGCAATGCGACGAGAACTTGAGGAATTACTTGGAGTTGATCAAAAGGATGCTTCTGATGAGCAGTTTCAAAAAGGACTCGATGCTATTAAAAATATAATAGGCGAGCGAGACGAGGCGAGGGAGGCGTTGAGGGAGATGTGGCGATCTGGAGATGCATTTTTGCCGCACGTTGATTCTGAGACAATAAACCGCTGGCGCAAAGCCGCTGGATGGGATGGCACGAAATGATTAACTCAAGAGCTAAAGGAGCTAGAGCAGAACGCCAGTGGCGGGATGAACTCCGCGCCCAAGGGTTCAATGCTAAACGAGGACAGCAATTCGCGGGTGGTCAAGACTCACCGGATGTAATCTGCGAAGAACTGAAAGGTAAGCTCCACTTTGAGGTAAAGCACGTGCAGAACTTAAATTTAGATAAGGCTTGTGAGCAGGCCGAGCGGGATGCTAAAGGCATTGCTTGGGCGGTTGCCCACAAAAAGAATAATAAGAACTGGAAGGTTACAATCCCTGCTGACCTGTTCTTCAAACTATTAAGGGATGGAATGGAAGGACTATGAAACCAACAACTAAAGCAGGTAAGGCCGCGAAAGTGGCTAAAACAATGAGCGAATACAAAGCTGGTAAACTGAAGGCTGGCATCAACCCTAAAGGCCCGAAGAAAGCACCTATGGCTAAGAGCCGCAAACAAGCAGTGGCAATTGCAATGAGCCAAGCAGGAATGAAAAAGAAAAAGTAATTATGAAAACTGGACTCTACGCTAACATCAACGCAAAGAAAAAACGCATCGCCGCTGGTAGTGGTGAGAAGATGAGGAAGGTTGGCTCGAAAGGCGCACCTACCGCTAAAGCATTTATTCAATCCAAGAAAACCGCAAAGAAGAAATAGTGGGTTATACGATAAACTCGCTAAACTTGATATAACTATGGAAAAGAGATTCACAAAGGTAGTCAAGAACGCCAAGACTGGCAGGACAAAGACTGTGAAGTATGGTCAGGCTGGTAAGGCTAAAGATGGTGGAGATCGCATTCGCCCCGGAACATCCAAAGGTGACGCCTACTGCGCCCGTTCCGCAAAGATTAAAGGTGATTGGAAGAGTGATCCTAACTCCCCAAACAACCTATCTCGTAAGAAGTGGCGTTGCCGTGGCAGCAAGTCGATGAAATGAAGATCAACAAGAAGTTGCACGTAGACAACTTGTCCAATGATGATGGAAGGGTAGGGTGGAAATACCCACTTAACTCAAAACAAATTATCAAAGCCTGTGAGAAGTTCTTTGAAAAACGCGGAATGAAGAAACATACTTTCATGCCTACAATCAAAAAGAAATGACCTGTCCCGAATGTGGTAAAATAACATCAGTAGTTAATAGTAGGAAGGTTGATAAGACAGTAATGCGGAGAAGGGTTTGTGAGTGTGGATTCAGATTCACAACCAACGAGGTTATTATTGTCCTATCCAACCGGAACTACATAAAGAAAAAGAAAACAGAACCAAATGTTGTCTGGACTGGATCAGTCACAGAAGACACCCCAGATTGGGCAAAGAAGATACTAAACAACCTATGAGTATCGGAAACGATAAATTCAGATTCCACATCCTTGGACTTCCACATACAGTGACAAGCAAGGAATTCAACGCCTGCGCTTACACCCAGAAGGTAGTTAAGTTTGGGAAAATGATGACCGAGCGCGGCCATGAAGTAATCCACTACGGGCATGAGGATAGTCAACTCCCATGCACGGAACACGTCACAGTATTAACAAACGATGACTTCAAGAAGAGCTATGGTTCCCATGACTGGAGGAAGACATTCTTCAAGTTCAACACGAATGACCATGCCTACCAGACGTTTTACAAGAATTCTATCGAAGAAGTAGGTAAGAGGAAGCTCAAGCATGACTTCATCCTACCCTTCTGGGGTAGCGGAGTAAGACCGATCTGTGACGCACATCCAGACCTAATCACAGTCGAGCCGGGTATTGGGTATGCTGGTGGACACTGGGCAAGGTGGAAGGTATTTGAATCCTACGCCATCTACCATGCTTACTGCGGAATGCAGGCAGTAGGGAATTGCCGACAAGATAACTATGAGGTAGTCATCCCAAACTACTTCGATATTAATGATTTTGAATACTCCGATGAGAAAGAAGATTACTTTCTCTATCTAGGCAGGGTTTACTCTGGAAAAGGTGTAGATATAGCCATAGAAGCGACAAAACGGGCAGGGGTTAAACTAGTCATCGCAGGCCAAAAAGAGGAAGGTTACAAATTACCAGACCATGTTGAGTATGTAGGATACGCTGACGTCCCTACTAGGAAGAGGCTCATGTCGAAAGCTAAAGCATCCTTCGTCCCTAGCCAGTATGTAGAACCATTCGGGGGCGTCCAAGTAGAGAACCTACTATCTGGGACTCCAACGATTACCTCCGACTGGGGGTCATTCGCCGAGAATAACCTACATGGATTAACTGGATTCCGGTGCAGGACAATGGGAGATTATGTTGATGCGATAAAAAACATAAATGAAATCCATTCAGAATCTTGTTGGAGATTTGGACTTAACTTTACTTTAAACAGTGTAGCTCCAATGTATGAAAAGTATTTCGCGGATGTGATGGATGTATACACCGGAGAAGGGTGGTATGCAGAAGGAAATGGAATTGAGGCTTTTTATAGAGATTACCCATGAGTGACTACACGTTTGAATCAAACTACTGGGGAGACTGCTGTAATACCTTCGATGAAGATCAGAAGCATTATGTCTATGCCCGTTTTATGGGATTAAAGCGGGTGGGATACTCTTTCGATGTAGAGGGTAAATCCATCCTAGATATTGGAGGAGGGCCAACATCCATGCTCCTCAAGACTATTAACCTTGGACAACGCGGAACTGTAGTTGATCCACTCAAGTATCCAGATTGGACTTATGATCGGTATAAAGCCAAAGGAATTAAACCAATCGTAATGCGAGGAGAAGATTTAATTATCAAACATTTCGCAAAAGGATATGACGAAGCGTGGATATACAACTGCCTCCAGCATACCGACGATCCAGAACAAATCATCAAGAACGCACTAAAATCCGCAAAGACACTACGAATCTTTGAATGGGTAAACGTGCCAGCGCATGATGGGCATCCAATAGAACTAACTAAAGAGAAGTTAGATGAATGGATGGGTAAAGAAGGTAAAACAATTCAACTAGCAGAGTCAGGTTGCTACGGAACAGCTTACTATAACATAACATGAAAACACCAACAATACTACTAGCAATGTCATTGTGCGCTTGTTCGTCAATGCACAAGGAAACCTACACAGAAACCCGCAACTTCCATTACCCTAAAGGGACAACTCCTCACCTAAAGGAGATGTATATGCACAAACCGCTAGTAAGCGAGCCGCAGGTTAGAGAACCTGTGATCCACCAAGAATTCAACCATGACCCAGTAGACTTCGATTACGTAGGGGATATGCCAGAGAAGACACTAGAGGAAATCGAGCATGAGAATAAAGTCCTCTACGCTCTTAAGGTAAACAAAATGATGCGCCAGATGCAATGAGTGACACACCCGAGACGGATCACCTTGAAGATCAACTTGGAAGCGCGGCAAAGTTCTCTCATCCTGTTATATGGAAACACGCACGGCAATTGGAACGCGGGCGCGACGAGGCGATGAATGCTCTTGTATACATAGCGCACTCTGGATTATCCGCGAGGCATCTAGAATCTTACGCTAAAGAAGTATTGGGAAAATTAACATGAACTGGGACGAATACGCTATGAGCATCGCCGAGGCGGTAGCTAAGAAGAGCAAAGACCCATGGCAAAAAGTCGGCGCGGTGATCCTAAGAGAAGACAACTCCATAGCATCAGTAGGATTCAACGGATTCCCTCAAGGCCAAGAAGAAGACTGGTCAGACAGAGAAGAGAGAAGGAAGTATGTCATCCACGCAGAACAAAACGCACTGAGGTATACAAGCCCCGGCGAAGGAAAGACACTGGTATCCACCCTACTACCCTGTAGAGACTGCCTAAAGACCATAGCCGCCTATAAGATAAAGAGAGTCCTCTACAAAGACATCTACAAGTCCGACCCTATAGCCCTAGAGATAGCAGAAAAAATGGGAGTCACACTATCCAAATTATGAACGACCAACTCCTAGCCATAGCACTAGCATGGGCAGTAGTAACCATGTGCTTCATCCTACACAATAGATACTAGATTATCGGTAACGATAACATGAATACAAAAATCGGCGCACTCCCAACCCACCGCTACATCTACATAGATAGCCAATACACCCACGAAAAGCCAATCGGGCCAGTAGAAGCTATGTGGGTAGGGCTAACTAGCATCCCAAGTAGAGCATGGGGAATAAATGTAATCCTAAGAGACGGCGGCGCACTCTACAGAAACCTACCTCCAAACGCAGTTAGATTCAAAGAAAAAGCCCTAGAAGGATGGAGAATAGAAGAAAGCCAACTCTGGGACTGCTACTCATATAACTTTACAATACTACAAAACCCAATCCTAAGAGGACTACCAGTAACAACCAAGATCAACCAAAACATCTACAAGGGAACCTACCTCTTCTCCACCGCCCACCTAAACGATGG